CTATATACAATCCAATTATTTGAATCATGACTAAATCCATCATAAGCCATCCAATCAGTTGGAGGACAATAAGTATGAGTACCTCCTTTATGTTGATAGCCTCCTCCTCCTGATGTTGCGTCTCCATTTTCAAAATGACCATTTTTAACATATTCATTTGTTAAACTTCCAGCATAATTATATGTTGAATTAGACCCTGATGAAAATACTGGGCCATTATTTCCTTCAAATAAATATAATCCTGTATTTGTTCCATCTGTAACGCTATCAGAATATATTTGAACGAATGGAACTCTCTCTCCAAAAGATTCTCTAACAGAAATATCATCTATAAACCATTGAGTAGTACTTGCATTTTCATAATAAATACGAAGAGCTGCATCAGATGTTACTCGTATATATTTTACTATAGGTTCTTGACTTGTTGATATTGAAAAAGAAGATGTTGCCACTCCTCCAAGTTCAAATTTAAATCCGCTTATACTTGCAGTAGAATAAACTTTTGCTTCAACTCTATATGTTTTCCCAGGTATTAAAGTTGTCATAAAACTTGTTCCAAGCTCTGCTCCTTCTTTAGTTGTACCGCTTGTTCCAGTTATTTCAATTCTATCATCTGTACTTGTATCCTCATCATAACTTCCATCTACAGGTAAGTTTGTTGATGGAGAATATTCAACCCAATTAATAGTACCTGAAGCAATATCTCTATCTTGAGAATTTGTTATACATTCTTTTAAATCTGATACATACCCATAATATCTATTACTAGCTTTACACCAAAATGATAGAGTATATTTTAATCCAGCTTTTAATGTATTATTACCAATAGATGAATCACTTGTTAATAATTCGGTATTTGCCGCCCAATTATAACTTGATTTTGGATTATAAGTTACAAAACCAAGATTTTCAGAAGTATTATCTGCTACTGTACTTGTCTTTGTTCTTAAGAAATAACTATTTTCATATTGAATACGATGAGATTGAATATCATTAAATGGAAAATCTGAACCTCCTTTATCTATATAATCATGCTTAGTAGAAGCTCCACTATCTGTATTCCCAAATTTGATACTATCTGCCGCCCATTTAAATATTTTATATTTAGAGGAATCATCAGGATTTGTACCAAAGTCAAAATCAATTTGAGCTATTTTAGTTGAACCAGTATAATCTATTATTCTTCTTGTTTGACCTATTCCAGTTCCTGAATAAATAGTTATAGAATGATTGTTATAATAATCATCTGTTGCATGATTAGTATTAGGTTGAAATTTTGAATTTGCAGCTAAATGAACTCCTGCTATTTGTTTTAGGCTTATATCATCTATATTAGAAACTCCTCCAGTACCACTAGTCCTTGTAGCTGTGAATTGAAGCCTAAATGTATCCGTTGAATTAGACTTAAACATTACAGAATGAGTTCCAACTGAAGTTGGTAAAGAAATATCTTCAGATGCAAGATAATCTTCTAATCCCTCAAGAGCTCCTCCATTAAGAACAAGTGTACTAAATGCTCTATTTGTAATTGTATATGTAAGTTTATGAAGTCTTGATGCTGTTGGATTATGCGAATAACTTCCCCATACTTGATAAAGAGTACCTGTTCCAGATGAATATGTAAAAGTAGCATCTGTGCTATCTTTAGAAAAATCTCCTGTTATTGCCCAAGTTCCACCTGAGAAATCTCCTCCATTAGCTACTATCTCAGTAGTATCTTCATCATAATAAGTTGTTTGTAATGTTCCTTCATCTAAACCAGTTTGGAAGTTACCTTCTACTACGCCAGGATATGTATCTACTGATGTTGCAAATAGACCATATCCTGGTTGCATCTTAGAATTATCACAAGGAATATTATGAATATAATCAACAAGAGAACCACCTGTCTTTAAAACACCTTTACTATTTGGAGTAATATTGTATAGATAAGGATATTCATCATCCTCTATATCTCTAGGGTCATGAACAGTATTTAATCCTTTTGTAAAATTATTTACTTGGAAGATTTTTTTTGCCACTATTTTCCTTTTATTTTATCAACAATAGGTTTTAATACCATGTCCCAAACTAAATCATCTTTTTTAGAAGGACTTAATTTGATTACTTTTTCTACTACATATAGGGCTAATAATAAATATTCCCAATTTGCTGTAATTAATGACATCATTGTTTTTCTCCTTTGTTTATTTTCTCTTAGCTTTGCAGCCACAATCCGTACAGACAAAATCTGCAACTGGATGAGCTATTTTTTCTAATTCTTTAATTCTTTTTTCGTGGTCGCTAGCAATTCTTTTATCTGAAGCTTTTTCTATTGCTTTCATAACTTGATTAACCACTACTTTTAATAACATTTTTTGACCTATCATTCTAACCAATCCTCTCCATCATCTAACATAAAATCGATAAATTTATCACTTAATATATATGCTCCAATTCCAAAAACTAATGAAAAACCTAATATGAAATATAATATACCAAGTGCGTAATACATTTAATTTTTAAACTTAGCATATAACGTCATTAAACCAACGACTATACCAATTGATAATGATAGGAATGTTAATATAGGGTTTAAAATCTTTAAAAAGCCTATTAATGTTGAGAAAAAGCTTGTTCCCATACCTATCTCAGGGTAAGCTGATAAAACTCTCAATGTATCTCTCATTCACTCTCCTTGCAATCATCCCATTTTTTCAAGTCTAGCATTGGCAAAGGCTTTTCTATCATATGGTCTTTTAGTTTATCATTTTGTATAGCAACTTTATTTCCACCTTTTATATAAGGTTTTCCATCACTACATCCTACTTCATATACAAATAATATTGTTTTCCAAAATCCTACTCTTACTACCCTTGCAGGTCTTTCATCAAAAATAATAACATCATCTGTATTTAAATCATCACCTGCAAAGACTTTAATAGCCTCTATAGTTGATTCAATTGTTTTTCTTCCTATAAGAAACAAAAAAGCTAAAACAGCCATCCAACCATATTGACCAATCAAATTTTCTATAGCTTGTTGTTCCATAAATCTCCATTATTTATTTCCATCAAGTAGTTTACCCCATAATGAAGTTCTACCACCTATAATTTCTACTACTTCTACTTTAAAATCTCCATTTCTAAACCAATCAACTACTGCAAATGCATGATTCCAATTATGAAGATTTCCTCTTAACCATTTATTCTTATCAGAACTCATATCTTTTAAACATCCCATACTCCAAGCACTTTGAGTTCCTCCAAGACCAGTATCAGTAAATCTTTGTAAATCATGGGTATGCCCATATATTATATTCTCTTTATATGCTCCTAAATGTTTCTTTGCATGATGTATAGGAACATAATCACCATGTGTAAAATTTAATTTACCTATTTTAAGCTTCTTGGTTGATATATATTCCCAATATTTATATTTTCTCTCTTTTAATTTTAGAGCCTTTTGAGTTTGATATTCAGGAAGATAAGGATGTTTTATTACAAATTTATCAAGCCAAACTTCGTGATTTCCTTGTATGAAATGTCTTTCTTTACATTTTACTTTATCAAGAGATTCATCTATTACATCCATCCACTTATTTACTACATTAACTTCTCCATTAAGCATAGGAATTAATACTTCTAAAGGAGGTTTTTCTCTATCTCTCCAATAATGATTACTAAATAATTCCCATTCACCTGTATCACCTAAATCAATATATATATTAGGTTTTATTAATTCTATTGCTTGACATACAACATTAATTGCTGCATCATCATGCAATGGAAAATGTTTATCAGGTGTTACTATTGCCCTATTGACAATACCTTTAGCTTTTTTAGCCATAACTACCTCTTTTTATTTCAAAAAACTACTACTTATCTTTTTTTTCAGACTTATTTTCTTCTTCTACGAGCTGTTCAATTGCTTCAATAGCTCCAATTGCTTTAATATAAACTTCTTTTGCTTGTTCTTTTTGCTTTTTATAAAGCTCTAACTTTTCTTTCAAAGTTTCCATTTTATCCCCTTTTATTACATTCTTGGTACTGATAATGTCCTTACACCACTTTTTCTTAAAGGATATTGTTTTACCATTTTATCATACATTGCTCTAAAATATTGAGCTCTTTGTACATCTCCTGAGTCCTCAAACATTCTTGATTTAATATAGCATACTACCGCTGGATGTAATCCAGAATCTAACCCAGCTTCTGTTTTTAAATCTTCTGTTTGAGCATCAATTGTTCCATATTTTGCTGTATATGTAATTCTTAAACCATTGTCAATAAATAATGATGTAAAAGTTCCTGTCTCATTTGTATTAGAATCTGAGGTTGAACGAGTCATTGTAAATGAAGTTGTCCCTGTTACAGTTACAGATTGACTTGCTAAATTATCATCATTGAAATTTGTAGTTCCAGATATACTTACTCTATCTCCTGTAGTAAGACCATGTGCTGCGCTTGTTGTAAAAGTTATTGTAGTACTTGAGCAGTCTGCATCACTTATCGTGCCACTTAAATTTCCATCTCCTTGAAATGAATCATATTTTTCTTTTGTTCTTTCACCAGATGTTGCCGTTGTATCTTCACATACAATTGCTAATCTATCTTCATCGTTATACCATGCAAAATAATCATTTGGATATGTTCTTTTATTTGTTGCCATAATTACCTTATGTTAATGAATCATCACTTCCACTTGAAGCTGTCCATGTTGCACTATTTGAATCTGTATCTGCTCTTAAAATTTTATGTGGGTCTGCTAATTTAGGAACTAATACATATCTATCATTTGTATCTAATACTTCAACTCTTTTAATATCTACAACATCATCATCTAATGAATACCATCTTTGATGTTTTTTTAAATCTGTAGTTTTTGAAGATGTAAAATTTCTTTTATGAGATGCAATATCATCCAATGCATCATTCATTAATTGGAACATATATTGTTCTTGTTGTCTTCCAAATAATTTTTCTATTTGTTCTATAATA